GGCTTCTTGCCGGCGCAGCGGCGCCAGGCCCCTTCGATGAAGTCTGCGGGCACGCCGAAGAACTCCTCGAACCCACCAGGGAACGTCTTGAAGAAATCGGCGACGGTCTTCTCGCCGAAGCCGGCGATGCCGTCCACGTCGTCGCCCTTGTCGCCCATCAGGATTTTGTGCTGGACGAACAGTTCGGGCGTTTTGAAGCCGGTCTTCTGCTCGAAGTTCGCCGGGCTGACGAAGGTGAACGGGGCGCGGTGCGACTTCCAGACCACGCGCTCACGCACGAGCTGGAGCCAGTCACCGTCCGAGGTGACCAGACGCACGGGGAGCCCCTGCGAGACATAGCGATCCGCGAACAGGGCCGCGAGATCGTCGGCCTCATAGTTGAAGCAGGTGACCTGGGGGATGCCCAGATGCTCAAGCGCTTCGTGGAGGAGGGGGTTGGCGTCTTTGTACGCCTTGCGGGAAGCGGCCTTCTTGACCGCCGCCTGGTAGCGCTTCTCGGTCGCCGCGTCCATGTTGTTCACGTCGAACGTGGCGAGATCAACGTCGCGGCGTTCCTTGTAGGTCGGCAGCACAGAGCTGCGCCAGGACTTGCCGTCCCACAGACCGATGATGTTGGCGAGCGGGAACTGGGCCTGAATGTCCCGGATGGTCAGCAGCACGCCCAGGACGGACTGCACCTCGATACCGGTCGCGGTCAACTGCTTGTCGCCGTGGTGGGCACTGTAACCCAGCGCGTTCAGGTCCAGCAGGATTTGGATTTGTTCGGACATAGCTGTCTTTCGGGTGCAAGGTAGGCTCGGGGAGAAGTTGCCTTCTCCCCGTTCCTTATTCCTAGCTGAGTGTTATTAGGCGGCCTTGGTGCCCGCCAGGGCGTCGATCTCAGCCAGCAGCGCGTCATCGCTGGCAGCCGGGGTCGCCGGCTTGGTCTCGGTGAACTCCGCGTCCACCGCCTTGGTCTTGTCCAGGGCGTTGGTCTTGTCCAGGGCGTTGGTCGGGGCCGGGGTCGCGAGCTTGGCCGGCGCCAGCAGGTCTTCGACTTCCGCGACCGACGAGACGGTGGCGGGGGCCGAGATTGCCGGGGTCGCGGGCTTGTTGACCGGAGCCAGGGCCGCAGCGACCGCCGAACCCGACAGGGAACGACCGAGCGCCGTGGACAGCCAGGACAGGGCCTTGCCGACCGAGGTGTTGAACTGGCCCAGCACGAACTCTTCCAGGTTGGTGGCCTTGGACATGATCGCGGGGTTCACGTCCTGCTTGGCCGCAGCCGGGATGATGGTGTAGCGGGTGTCGTTCTTGGTCGAGCCGACGCGCTCCACGATCAGCAGGAGGCGCTGATTGAAGCGGAGCAACTGGTCCGGATCGGCAGCCAGGTACTCTTCCAGCACCGAGCCCATATCGTCGAAGAAGTTCTTCGACATGGACAGCAGCACGGGGTTCTCTTCCGCCTTGCCGTCCGGGTCACGGTGGACGATGGCGTTCGCCAGGAAGCTTTCCTTCGCCAGGGACTCCTTGGCCTTCTCAGCCATTTCGGTGTCGCCCGTGTCGTTGGACTGACGCAGCAGGTCCACCAGACCTTCACGCACGGGGCACTCCTCGCCCGGGAAGCACAGCGAACGGTCGCCGACGACGACCACGGTGTCACCCTTGCGGTTCTTGATGTAGTGCTGGCCGAACTGGCGGTAGAAGCCCTGATCCTTGATCGGCAGGGACAAGTCCTGATGCAGCGGCAACAGGCTGATGACCGTCTTGCCCTGCTTGAACTTGTAGGGGCGGGTCATGGCGGCGCGGCTCTGCGCGATGTTCTCGCGTTCGCCTTTGATCTTGTCGAGAAGTGACATGGTTTCGAGTTCTCTCTTTCTGTCTTTACGTCTTTTTGGTTTAGCTCTTTTTCACTTCTGGTCCCCGTTTCCGGTCCACCAGAACTGAAATGATAACCCGCGAGCGGGGTACTTTGCAACATTTATATTCACTTGGGAGTGACATTCCCAAGTGAGGCGGATGTCACGAGCCGCCTTTCGAGCCGCTGGTAAAGTTGCGGCTCTGCATTTCAATGCGCTGTTTGTCGGCGAAGAACTCCATGTCGTTGCGGCGACCGCGTGCGGCCCAGTACAGGGCTTCGATGGTCGCCTCGATCTCGATGGCGTGGTTCTCTGCGAAGCTGACCGCCAGGAACTCCCGGTCGGTGCGCATTTCGGCGTCCACCATATCGGCAGTGGGCTTCTTGCCGGCCTCGGTGAACTGATCGCGGACACGCTTGGACACCTTCGCCTTCACGGCGTCGCGCCTGGTCTTGAAGTTGGCGGACTGGCGCCTGGCCCGGCCCAGCATGTGCCCCATGTAGCTGATGATGGAGGTGTTCTGGGTATAGGCCGTATCCAGATCGTTCTTGTCGAAGTCCACCATCTTGAAGTCGGTGGCGGTGATGAACTCGTTGACCTGGAACTTGTTGGGGGCGACGCCGTATTCGTGAACCTGGGCGGCGTATGGGGGTGTCTGCATGTCTCCTTGGGTTACCTTTCGTGGGGACCGTAGCCCCACCCGTCTTCTTTGTCAATCACGCGTGAGTGATTTTTATATCAGAAGCGACGCCGCGCGCTCGAACACTTCGTTCAGGACAATCTGCTTGTCCGGGTCGTGGTAGATCATGCCCGGCGTGAAGCCGATCAGAATGTTGCAGTCGCGCCTGCGGTCATAGAAGACCTTGCCCACATAGTCGAAGATGGAGCCTTTGGCACAGTCCGGGACTAGGTGGCGGGCGGCAGCGGTGCCCAGCGTCACGATCAGCGGCGGCTTGAGAACGTCCAGCTCCCGCTCGAAGTAGGGCACATAGTCGTTCATCATGCTGTTGGGAATCTGGGAGCCTTCCTTGGCGCGCTTGACCAAGCTGGTCCAGTAGCCGTCCTGGCGATCCAGGCCGGCAGCCATCAGAGCGTCGATCACGCTGGAGAAGGTATCGGAGCTGGCGATCTGCTTGTTACCTTCGTCGAAGCGGTTCGGGGCATCGAAGACGGCCACGAAGCGGCTGTTGCGGCCCATGTAGGGGCGCACGTTGCACGCCTTCGGGAAGGCGGTGTCCATGTCCTTGATGATCTCGTTGACGGCGACGATGGTATGATGGTCCAGATTGATGAACCGGTTCACCATGACGTGGGCGCTCATGAGGCCGGGGATCAGCTCCTTCTGGTCACGGCGCCGTTCCTCGGCCATGACGGGCAGAGCCTTGTCCTGGATGCGCACGAAGGCGCCGATCTTGTCCAAGGTCTCGACCGCGCGCACGTTGCACGCCCGGGCCGACACGCGCGCCCGGAACTCCTCCGGTGATGCGAAGCGCCCAGGCTCGCAGGGGATGCGGCGCATGACAGTCTCTTTACGGCGGGTGCCCGGGACGGGGACTTTCTCCTCCACCTCGTAGAATGAGGCGTTGCGGCCTTCGATGATGGCGTCGGCAGTGCGCTCGCTGATGCCCTTCACGCGGTTGAACGGGATGAACAGCTTGGTGTCCGTGGCGATCACGAACTCGTTGGTGCTGATGTTCACGTCCGGCGGCATGATCTCGATGCCAAGCTTGCCCGCCTCCTCGACGAGGGGCTGCAGCTTGGCTTCGTCCACGGTGGACAGGGCGGCAGCGAAGAACTCGACCGGATAATGCGCCTTGAGCCAGGCAATCTGGTAGGAGATCAGGGAGTATTCGACCGCGTGGCTCTTGTTGAAGGCGTAGCCGGCGAAGCCCTCGATCACGTCGAACAGCTCGCCTGCCATGTCCTTGTCCATCCCGTTGACGGCATGGGCGCCGTCCACGAACTGGGTGCGGAACGACGCCATCAGCACGGGGTCTTTCTTGCCCATAGCTTTGCGCAGCTTGTCGGCGTCCGACAGGTTGAACCCGCACAGGTCAACGGAAATGCGCATCACCTGTTCCTGATAGCACAGGACGTTGAAGGTCTCGCCCAGGGCGCCCTCCATGATCGGGTGCGCAAGGCTGATGACAGTCTCGCCGTTCTTTGCTTCCACGTATTGCTTGACCAGGCCGGCTTCGATGGGGCCGGGACGGTTGAGCGCGTTCGCCGCGACCAGATCGTCGAAGGTGAGGGGGTTCACCTTCGCCATGTCCTTGAGTAGCCGGCGGGCTGCGCCGCCCTCGAACTGGAAGACGCCCATGGTCTTGCCGGTGGCGAACAGCTCCAGCGTCTTGGCGTCATCCAGGGGGATGGTGGTCAGATCAATGCGCTTGGTGTGGCGGTCCCAGATGTAGGCGAGACAGCGCGCCTGGGTGTCGAGGGTGGAAAGACCCAAGATGTCCAGCTTGACGAGCCCCGCGTCTTCCGCGACGGCCATGTTCCAGTTCGCGACCGGAGAGCCTTCGCGGCGCTCCACCACACAGCGCTGGACCAGGGGCACGCCCGACACGATCACGCCGGCAGCGTGCTTGCCATAGGACCGCATGGTGCCTTCCAGGGCGACGGCATTGCGCCAGATGTCGGGATTGGCCTTGGACCAGGCTTCGATAGCAGGAACCTCGGCGGCGGCAGTCTCCAGATCGACCGGCTGGCCGTGGACCTTGGGGACGAACTTGGCGACCCCCATTTCTTCCACGCCCTTGCCGAAGATGCGGGCCACGTCACGCATGGCGGACGAGGCGCCCAGCTCACCATAGTTGGAAATGCCGGCCACCTTGTCGTGACCGAAGCGCTCCTCGATATGGGCAATCACCTCGTTGCGCCGGGTGGACATGAAGTCCAGGTCGGCGTCGGGCAGGTCGTTACGGCTGGGGTTGATGAAGCGCTCGAACAGCAGGCCGAAGCGGATCGGGTCAACGTCGGTGATGCCCATCAGATACGCGATCAGCGAGCCGCCCACCGAACCACGGCCAGGCCCCACCAGGATGCCCTGGGCCTTGGACCAGTTGACGACGTGGCTCACCACAAGGAAGTAATCGTTGAACTTGAGGTCGCGCAGGACGCCCAGCTCGTACTTGAGGCGCGGGATATAGACTTCGCGGATTTGCTCGGTGGTCGGCTGGTAGCCATTGACCGGGGTGAACAGCCGCTTCTTCATGCCTTCCGCGCACAGCTTGGCGACTTCCGCGTCCGGATCGCTCACCATTGACGGAAGCGATACCGGTTGCTTGGTCCAGACGTAACCGCACGTCGCTGCAAACGCGTCCGTATTCAGCAGCGCACGCTTCCATACGTCGTTTTGATCCAGTCCGTTGTACCTGTCAGCGATGCGCGCCCGCGCTTCACCGGCCAGGGTGACAAGTTCGCGCATGTCGTGGGGCCGGGAGTTCTGGTTGTGGGGCGCCCAGATTGTGAACACCTTCTGGATCACAGACCGCTTCTGGATCGCCATGGAATAGAGGAACGCCTCGTAGCCGCCCTTGGTGTAGAGGCCGGGCAGGGTCAGCAGCGGACGCACCGCCTCATACTTGCGCAGCGCCAGGATCGCTTCGGCGTTCATGCGGTCGAAGAACGGGGTGTTGAGCGGGGTCAGTTCGACAAAGACGTTCTCCTCGCCGAAGTATGTCACCAGCCAGGCCAAACGCTGGGAGCCGGCACGCTGGCCGAAGATGCCATCCACGTCGCCCGTGGTGACGGTCAGGTTCTCGCCCGTGAGTGTGGACAGATCGTCCCAGGTCAGGCGCGGCACTTCGTAGAAGTGGTCCTCGTCGAACGCCTTGGTCAGTAGGGCATAGACCTGGGCCATGCCGGCGTCGTTCTTGGGGAACAGCTTGATGTAGGCGGTGTGCTTGTTGGAGTCCTTGTCCCGCGTCAGGTGATCCACCACGCGCAGCCGCACGCCGACGATGGGCTTGACGCCTTCCTTCTGCGCCTTCTTGGTGAACTCGATCATGCCCGAGACCGTCATGGTGTCGCAGATCGCCGCCGCCGGCACGCCCATGTCCTTCGCAGCCTTCACCACGTCGGAAGGCGACATGATGCTTTCGCCCAGGGAGAAGTGGGTGCGGAAACCGAGGAGGGGGATCAGACTGCCAAGCATAGAATGTACGCTTCTTTCCTTTCGAGGATGCCTGCTGACACCATTGCGGAGGCGAAGCGGGCGACTTCGGACTTTAGTGAGCCGGTCGTGGTGCCGGTATCGCAGTGAGCCTGGACGTGTTCTGTCATGTCCTTCGGCTTGAAGGGCACGCCCTTCAAGATGAAGTCCGCCATCCAGTAGAAGGCCCTGTTGGGGTGATCGCGGAAGGGGTTCTCTCGCGACTTGAACGCTTCGAGGTTGATGCGCTCAGATTGAAAGCGCTGCAGAAGCTTGTCAGACCGCGCGTTACCGCTCTTTGCTTCGACCGTACCGGTATAGCAGCGACCGCGAACGTATCTCTGGACGCGCGCTAGCGTGTCCTCCCCGCGTGCTTCCAGCTTGACCGCGACCAGAGCCAGGACGGTCTCTTGACGCTCGAACGCCGCTTCAAAGCAGGCGCCATGCACCGGACACTTCTGGCATGTCTCGCTCTCGGGCTGCGATGCAAGGATCGAAGCGAAGCAGCCAGGGTTGAGGTCGATGGTCATTGATCCCGAATTATCACGCTAGAGTGAGTATTGTCAAACAGAAAACCCGCGAGGGGGCGACCGCTCGCGGGTTCTGGAGGAGGAGGCACAACGCAGCCGTTTCGGAACTAGGTCGCCCCGCTGCGCTATTCGATTACTTACTCGACGTTCCGCCGAACACACGCTGGGCGAAGTCATCGACCGCCTTGCGGTCAACCGTACCCAGACGATTGAGGTAGGCCAGTTCCAGACCTTTGCGCCACTGCGCACCTTTCGCGATGCCGATCACGGCAGCGTTAATCAGTTCGCGCGGTGAGACGGTCATGGAAATGTCGCCCTTCGCATAGGCGGCCCGGACGTGCCCAGCGAATGAGACCAGCATCTTGGCGTCGTCCGTATGGATGCCGCCCTGGTTGCGCACCACGTCCGTCTCGACGGACGGCTCCATGTAGTTGACCTGCACGGTAATGCCGAAGCGGCTGTAGTTCGCCGCGTTCATGACCTGGGTGCCCTGGTACAGCCCCGTCTCGTCGCCCGATCCGTTGGTGTTGCCGGTCGCGACGATGCGGAAGTTGGGATGCGGACGCACCACACGCCATTCGTGCGGCGCTTCCTTGATGATGAGCGGCTTCTTCTCCAGCACCGGCTGGTAGACAGACGTGACCGAGGGTAGGGCGAAGTCATATTCGTCGGCGATGTAGACCAGACCGTACTTCATGGCATAGGCCAGCGGACCCGGCTCAAACTCGGTCACCGCGTGGCCGTCGCGCGACTTCACCACATACTGGCCCACGATGTGCGCCTCTTCGGTGTTGACGGTATGCTGGACGCGGATCGCCGGGCGCTTGGTGCGCGCGCAATACTGTTCCAGCGCCGTCGTCTTGCCGGTGCCGTGATAGCCCCAGGCCAGCGTGGGAATGTTGAGCACAAAGCCCATGTGCAGGTCTTTGAACAGTTCCGGCTGGAAGACATAGTTGGCGTCCACATCGGGCATGAAGTCCCTGGTGAACTCGTCGGGCTCGCCCATGACCGGGCACATGATCGGATCGCCCTTCGCGTTCTGGAACGCCTTGGACGCCTTCATGCCCAGGACTTCGTGGAAGGGCAGGACCGTGGTTCCCTTCGGAGCGTTGAAGGGCAGGACGGTCGCGGTGGCGTGCATCACGTTCGCCCCGCCGCCGGCACGGATCGCGCGCAGCTCCCGGATATGGTCGCTCTCGATCTGGGCGGTCGGGAAGCGGCGCCGGTACTGTTCGAGCGTCACGTTGGGATGCGCGACCTTGAGGTAAAACTCAATCGAGTGAACCCACACGCCGTCCAGTTCGCAGCGGACGCCATCCTGGGGGGTCGCCAGGTTCTTCTCTTGAGGGGTCTGCGCAGCGGGTGCCGCTGCGGTAGCTGTTGCAGTCATTGTTGTGTGCCTCCAAGCACTGTCTTAGTTCCGATGGTTCTTGTATAACGCACTCACGCGTGAGTGACAATCGGGAAGTTACGCAGTCAGGAATTGCCGCAGTTCCCCCAGGACGCGCGCCGGCAGTTCCTCCAGCGCCGAGACCACGAAGGACTTGGGGTAATACTGCTTCACCGACTGATCCATGATGCCGATGCCGATCACTTCGGCGCCGTCCTTGACGATCTGCTGCACGGCCCATTGCAGGTGAGTGCGCAGGACACTGTTGTCCATGTAGGCGGCAGGCTGCCCGTCGCTGAACACGATCATCAACTTGCGCTTTTCCTTGCGCTGCAGGAGGCGGGTGGCCGCCATCAGCAGGGATGCGCCGTCGATGTTGGAGCCCATTTCCACTTCGTCGGCGGCAGCCGCGATGCGGCGCTTCTGTTCCAGGCCGAACTTTTCATCGAATGACTTGTAGACGGGCATGTAGATTGGGTCGAGGCGGATCGTCCAAGGATCGACGCCGATCTGCGAACCCATTTCCGCGCGCGGATCGCCCTTGTCCATGGTGCCTTCCGGGTATTCGGCGGTCGTGAAGCCGATCACTTCGTTCGTGATGCCCAACCGGTCAAGGATCGACGCGAAGGCCCAGGCCGACTTCATCGCCAGGATCATCTTGGCACCGTCCATCGAGCCGGAGTTATCGCACACAAGCTGGACCGCCACGTCCTTGGTATTGTTGTCCTGCTTGCGATAGAAGACGCGATCATCGCCGGTCTGCAGACGGTGCAGGGCAGTGGCGTTGAGGCGACCGCGACGGAAGCCGCCCGCCTTCACCGAGAGATTGCGCGCCGTGATGATGCGCTGCAGGTCTTTTTGCATCACGCCCGCGACCTTCGCCACGTCTTCCTCATACTGATCGACCGGCGCATTTTCCGGGGCAGGGGCGGGCTCGATCTTGTCCCAATCGCGCGTGTATTCGATGTAAGGCGCGTTCGAGAACTCCTGGGGCATCATGACGGCAATGACGTTGGATAGGGTGTCGTCAATGTCCTTCATGTCGTCCATCGCCTCGTTGACGATGCGGGACTGTTCTTCGTCGAGGGGTTCGCCTTCTTCCTCTTCGTCCTCGGCTTCCTCTTCGCCTTCTTCCTCAAGGTCGGGCTCGGCCTCCTGCGGGTCGGGGCTACCGGACGACATGGAACCGTCCTCGGCGTCGCCGTCCTGTTCCTCGCCTTCTTCCGGTTCCGACTGGCCGTCAGCTTCGGCTTCGCCGTCTTCCTCGGAATCGCCTTCCTCTTCGTCCTCGGCGTCGTCCTGCGGATCAGCGGTCGCGCCGGAGGAGTGCGTGTCCTCGCCTTCCGCTTCGCCCTCTTCATCCTCGGGCTCACCGTCAGCTTCGTTGCCGGCGCCTTCCTCCGGTTCGTCCTGGCTATCTTCTCCGGCCTGACCGTCGTCCTGGCTCTCGTCGGCTTCCTCACCGTCCGCGCCTTCATCGTCCAGATCGCGATCATCGGGCTTCTCGCCTTCCGCTTCGCCATCCTCTTCCTCGTCGGCGCCCGCTTCGCTGTCGCCTTCCTCTTCGTCCTCGCCCTCCTCGCCGTCCTCGCCTTCACCAGGCTGGCCGCCTTCATCTTCGTCCTCGGCCTCTTCGTCGGACGGCTCTTCATGCTGTTCGCCGTCACCGTCGCCTTCGCTGTCGCGTTCGGTGTCCTGGCCTTCGCCGCTCTCGGGCTCGCCTTCTTCCTGATCTTCACCCTCGGACTTGTCGTCCTTTTTCTGTTCCTGCTTCTCTTCCTCCTTGAGCTCCTGTTCCTCGGGCGGCTGCTTGGGCTGCGGCTTCGGCTTGGGCTTTGGGGGCTGGGTGGCCTTCACGAAGTCAAAGGCCAGATCGGCTGCATCCTGCGACGACTGCATGGCGTCCAGGCGCGCGACGAGGGCGGGGAACGCCTTCAGCAGGGGCGCGTAGAAGTCCCACAGCTTGTACTTGTCCATGAAGTTGCGCGCGTCCACGTCGCCCAGCAGACCGCGCACCCAGGGCACGATGGCCGAACCGATCACCATCTTGGCCCGCTTCTCGGGGTCCGGGATCGCAAGCGACTTCTCGACCAAGGGCGTGATGTACTCGTAGACCGCCAAGTAGCAGTTGGTGATGTTGTGGGCGGAACCTTTGAACCGGCGGATCATGCAGGCGTTGATGCGCACGTCCTCGAAGAGGTTCGCCACATTGTGCATCCGCTTCGGGCTGATCTTCGCAGCCTTCGCGCGCTCGGCCAGCTCCATGAAGGCGGTGTTGTCGGTATCGAGGACGTGGCCCGTCTCGTGGTCCAGATAGCCCTGGATATGGTCCTGCAGCGCCTCGGACGGTTCGTCCGGGATCGAGGGCAGGACAATCTCGACAACCTTGCCCTTGCGGTCAAACCGGACCATGGGCTGGGCGCCGCGCTGCGACACCATCACGCTGTCCTGCACCAGCAGGCGCGCGGTTTTACCGATGCTATCGCGAAGCTTCGCGGTTTTCAGAATAGACATAACGTGCGTTCCTCATATCTCCGCTAAGAGATATAAGGACACGCACATTATTTGTCACTAGGGAATGTGAATTAAGCGGTGGCACCCGCGCGCTTGCCTGCGGACAACACCTTGCCTTCCGGCTTGGTGGACTTGCCGGCAGCCTTCGCATCCATGATCTCGTCGATGCTCATGTCACGGGCATGACCGCGACGCGCGAACGTCCGCCGATCCCCCGAACGGGCGAACTTGAACTCGATCTCCCGCAGCGGGCCTTCTTCCTTCACGCCAGGCGTGGCGAACAGTTTCTTGAGCCCGGACTTCTGGTCGCCTTTGAGGGGCAGACTGTGGTAGTTGCGGGCCTCGCGGACGATCTGGATGATCTCCCACTCTTCCTCGGTGCAGTTGCGACCCATCGTCTTCACGATCTCGGGGAAGTGATCCACGCCGCCGTGATTGTTGCCGCTGTACTGCTCCATGTACAGCGCCAGCATGTAGCCCAGGTCCACGCCCAGGAGCTTGGACAGGCCCCAGATGGCGTCCAAGCTGACCTTGGTGCGCGCCGTCTTCCACATCGAAATGACGTTGGAGCCGGAGTAGCCCAGCTCCTTGGCGATCTCCTCATTCGTCATGGAGACGTGGGGCAGATAGTCGATGAGGAAGTTCGCCATCGCAGTACCAGGACCGGTCGGGCGTTCGCCAAGCGGGCGCCCAGCGCCAGCATGAGCCGGCACGGCCTTGGATTTCTTATCGGTAGTCATGTTGCTTCGGCATCATATTGGACGCCGCTCCTTGTTTGATGATCTTCCAACGATCTTCTGGTTCGGGGACTTCCCGGCAACGTATCCAACGTGGTTCCGTTTCCATAAAATGTCAAGCGTGACAAACAATCTTTTGTCACTGCTGACAAACATTCGTTCTGGCAGCGTTTAGGTTAAAGAGGTTAGCCTTTAGTTATGAAGGTTACGGGTGCTATTCGGCGAACGCGTTCAATGTCTTGTGGACAAATGCGTCGGCGATACCCCGTCAACGCGTCCTGTGATCCCCCGGAGCTGGTGTCGGTGATCCACCGAGGAAGTGTCGGCGATACCCCGTGCGCTTGGCTCCGTTCGGAGCGCATGTCGGCGATACCCCGAATCATGTGCCCCGATACCCCGATATGGCGTCGGTGATTCCCCGAACCCATGGCGTGCTATCAGGGAAACGCCTAGTGGTAATAGGCGAAATGTCCTTTAGTTTCAACGATTCTGTTCGGGGGATCGGCGACAAAACGACCTATCACGTTCGGGGGATCATGGACGCTTTGACGCGGTTCGGGGGATCATGGACGCCCAGATCGTTCGGGGTATCGCCGACGTGCATATAGATCAGGCAATAGCCGAGCGGCGCTGGTGGCAGACCAGGTACAGGGAGCGGCCAGGCTTGCCTGGTGCGCTCGGTGTCATGCGCATCAAGGCGCGCGGGTCGTTGGTCATCGACAGCTTGAACTCTGGGAACGGGTCTCGATCAACGATCTTCTTGATCTCATGCCGAAACTTGCGCGCGTCCTGCTGGCTTGCGCAGCGTTCCTGCAGCGTGTCCAGGCCGACGAACCACATGGGCTGGCGCCCAAGGTGCCGGCGGATGATGAGCCAGAGCTTGCGCTCCAGGGCGCTCGTTAAATCGAAGTAAGATCGGTCAACGGTGAGGAACCGCTGCGCGAGGGCGGCTTGATACACCCAGTCGCAAAGAACGATTTCGCACGCCGCCAGCATTTCGCGGTTGCCGCGCTTGGCCTTGCGCATCCGGAAGGACTGCAGCCAGCCAAAGCCGCTATCCTCGACGTATTCGCCGGCAGCGATGTTGGTGAAGACCGTCGTCGTCTGCAGCCGCATGACCATTTCGCGGAACGCCTGGTACGCCTTCAAGCCAGTGTCGCGGCCTGTGGCGACAAGGAAGTCGTGGACGGAGAAGGCGATCCTGTTGCTGGTGGGCTCGCCCCGGTTCAGCTTGCCGGCGAGGAGGGTGCGGGCATAGATCAGCAGGTCGTTGTCCCAGATCGTCGCGATGCCCTTCTCGCCGCCCGTGACGCGCACATAGCGCTCCACG